TGTTTCCCGTGTTGTGCCTGACGGTGTTTTTATAGATGCAGATGGATTAAACGAGGTTGATCTTGGAACAGGTAACGCGTATAATCCAGAAGATGCTTTAAGGCTATACTTTCAAACAGGTAGTGTTATTGGTAGAAGTTATACTGGAGATGGAGAATATAATAACGCAAGAGTTCCTATCCAGCAATTAACATCAAATAGTGGCGCTAGCAAGATGCAAATGCTTATCGCTAACTACAATCATTATTTAGATATGATCAGGTCTGTAACGGGTTTAAATGAGGCTAGGGATGGATCTAGTCCTGATCCTAATTCTTTAGTAGGTGTTCAGAAATTAGCAGCTTTAAATTCTAACGTAGCAACCAGACACATTTTAAATGCTAGTTTATACATTACAAAAACTTTAGCCGAATGCTTGTCAATTAGAACAGCAGATGTTTTAGAGTACGCAGAATTTAAAGATGAATTTGCTATGCAGATTGGTAAGTATAATTTAGGAATACTTGAAGACATTAAAAATTTATATTTACATGACTTTGGTATTTTTGTAGAGATGGCTCCAGATGAAGAGGAGAAAGCTATGTTAGAGCAAAATATTCAAATGGCTCTATCTAAACAAGATATAAATCTTGAAGATGCTATTGACATCAGAGAGCTTGCTAATATAAAAATGGCAAATCAATTGCTTAAAGTTAAGCGTAAAGTTAAACAAGAAGCCGAACTGCAACAACAACAACAAGAGCAACAAATGCAAGCGCAAATGCAGATGCAGGCTCAACAGGCTGCTTCTCAATTAGTACAACAAACAGCTCAAGCTGAAATGCAGTCTAAAATTGCAGTAAAAGAAGCAGAGACATCTTTTGATATTCAAAAACTACAAACAGAAGCTGAACTAAAAAAACAGCTAATGCAAGTTGAATTTGAAATGCAAATGCAATTAAAAGGCGCTGAACAAGAAAACATATTGTCCAGAGAAAGTAATAGAGAAAAAGCTAAAAAAGAAAGAATTAATCAACAATCAACAAACACCTCTAAAATAGCAGAGCAAAAGAAAAGAAATTTAACCTCAATAAACTTTGAATCTAATGAAGATAGTTTAGATGGGTTTGATTTTGCAGAATTTAATCCAAGATAATAGGCTTAAATATATAATTAAATTAGTACTAACTTTGTAAAAAATTAAATCAAATGAGTTTTGAAGTAAAAGCAGTTGACGGAAATGTCGAAGAAAAATCAAAAGCGCAAGTTGAAGAAACGTTATTAAAAAGACATGAAGAACAATTTGAAGATTCGACAGATAAACCTGTTGATGACGGAATTGATCGTGTAAATTTTAATAGTCAAGAAGCGCCAGAAGTAAAAAGTGAAAAAGTGAAAGAAGAGTCTTTACCAGAATTTTCTGACACAGACGTTCTTTCATATATTAAAAAAAGATACAATAAGGATATTAATTCTGTTGATGAATTGTTTGCGGAAAAAGAGGCAAACCCTGATTTACCAGAAGACGTATCTAAGTATTTAAAGTATAAGCAGGAAACTGGCCGTGGCATTAATGACTTCATTAAATTACAAGAAGATATTGATGGCATGGAGGAAGATGCTATACTTTTTAGCTATTATCAGTCTACCGAAAAAGGGTTAGATGAAGAAGATATCCAGGACATTATCGCAGATAAGTTTTTATACGATGAAGATTTAGATGACGAAAAGGATATTAGAAAAATAAAATTAGCTAAAAAACGAGAGCTTGTAAAAGCTAAAGATTTTTTGAATGAGCAAAAAGATAAGTATAAAGTTCCTCTTGAGTCAAGTGGGGATGGACTATCTGAAGATCAACAAGAAAGATATAGAGCTTACAAGAAATCAGTCGAGGACTCTGAAAGTTTTGCAGAGCAAAATAAAAAGAAGTATGAATATTTTTTAAATAAAACCGAGTCGGTTTTTAACAATGATTTCAAAGGTTTTGAATTTTCAATTGGTGATAAAAATATTTCTTTTAAACCAGGAGATGCACAAGAATTAAAAAATCGTCAACTAGATGTCAATAATTTTATTGGCTCATTTGTTGGAGAAGATGGTTTAATAAATGATGCTGAAGGATATCATAAGGCACTATCGGTGGCTATGAATCCTGATAAGTTTGCTAAACATTTTTACGAACAAGGTGTTGCTGCAACTATAGACAATGTTTCTAGAAAATCTAAAAACATAAACATGGATGTAAGACAACAATCACAGTCGGTTTCTAAAAATGGAATAACAATTAGACCTGTTAGCAAAAGCAATGATAACGGAAAGGGACTCAAAATTAGAAGTATTAAAAAACAGTAAAATTTTAAATTATGGCAGTAAATGCAACACCAGGATTTGACTTGCAGCCAAGTGCGCAACAAACTCCTTTATCAACAAATTATATAAATAACTTTGATTTCTTAAATCAATATCTTCCAGATGTTTATGAGAAAGAATTCGAACGTTATGGAAACCGATCAGTAGCATCATTCTTGAGAATGGTAGGCGCTGAAATGCCTTCTAACTCTGACCTTATTAAATGGGCAGAACAAGGAAGACTACACACAAAGTACCAGGCAGTAACTTCAGCAGGAGCCGCTGGAGTTGACAATGCTGTTTGGACTATTCCTAACAACATCCAAAACTTTAACCCAGCATTAGGTGGAACATCTAATCAGGCAGCTTTTAGAGCAGGTCAAACGGTTATGATTTCTGATAATACAACAGGTTCTGCTTTGCAAAACAAAGGTATTATTACAGTAGCTCCTACAGCTGCAAATCCAAATCAAGTAACAATTGCATATTACGAAGCAGGTGGTCAAACTATGGCTGCTGGTGTTGCTTGTGATATCTTTATTTATGGTTCTGAATTTGCTAAAGGTGTAGAAGGAATGCAAGGATCTTTAGAATCTGACGATTTCTTTTTTCAAAACAAGCCAATTATAATCAAAGACAAGTATTCTGTTTCTGGTTCTGACATGGCTCAGATTGGATGGGTAGAAGTTACATCTGAAGGTGGAGCATCTGGATACTTATGGTACATGAAATCAGAGCATGACACAAGACTTCGTTTTGAGGATTACCTAGAAACAGCAATGATCGAAGCAGTACCAGCAGCAGCAGGTTCTGGAGCAGGAGATTATCTTCAAGGTGTAGGTGCAGGATTAAGTGCGGCTGATTCTTCTGGATCAGAAGGTATCTTTTATGTAGTTGGAGAAAGAGGTAATGTTTTCGGTGGCGGAAACCCAGTTGCTTTAGCTCAATTTGATCAAGTAATTCAAAGACTTGATAAGCAGGGATCTATTGAAGAAAACGTTATTTTTGTAAACAGACAATTTTCATTTGATATTGACGATATGTTAGCGGCACAAAACTCTTACGGAGCAGGTGGTACTTCATATGGTTTATTTGACAATGATAAAGATATGGCTCTTAACTTAGGGTTTACAGGTTTCCGTAGAGGTTATGATTTTTACAAGTCTGACTGGAAATACTTAAACGATCCTACCATGAGAGGTGGTATAAACGCAGGTGCAGTAAACGGACTTTTAGTTCCAGCTGGATCTACAACTGTTTATGATCAAATCTTAGGTAAAAACGCTAAGAGACCATTCTTACATGTTCGTTACAGAGCTTCAGAAACTGAAGACAGACGTTATAAGTCTTGGATCACTGGTTCTGCTGGTGGTGCAAAAACTTCTGATTTGGATGCAATGGAGGTAAACTTCTTGTCTGAAAGAGCTGTGTGTACTTTAGGTGCAAACAACTTCTTCTTATTCCAAAACGCGTAAGTAGTTAATAATTAAAGGAAGGTGAACGGCATACATGTAAAAGTTCTCTTAGTAACCTTCCTTTTTTTTTATATAAATCAAATTAAATTATATTATTATGAATAAAAGTAAACCAGAATTTAAGGCGAAAGCCTATCGTCTGACAGGAAACAAAGCGCCTTTGTCTTATATGTTATCCTCTAGACACTCAACAAGATCTCCTTTATTATATTTTGACGAAGAAGAAGGTACTAATAGACCTTTACGTTACGCAAAAAATCAAAAAAGCCCTTTTGAAGATGAGCAAGATGGTAATGCAATTTTAGAGCCTATTGTTTTTGAAGACGGAATGCTAATGGTAGAAAAATCAAACCAAGTTTTGCAAAAGTTTCTTCACTTACATCCTAGTAATGGTAATGTGTTTGAAGAAATAAATAAAGAGCGAGATGCTAGTATAGAGCTAGAAATTGTTGAAATGGAAATTGAAGCTCAAATAGAAGCTAAAAAAATTACAAAGGACATTAAAAAACTAACTCAAGTTTGTCGTGTATTAATGGGTAATGGAGTTCAAAACATGACCTCTCCTGAGCTTAAAAGAGATTTACTAGTTTATGCCAAGAATAATCCAGAGGACTTCTTAGACACGATTAATGACCCTATGCTGGAGCTTATGGATGATGTTCATCAATTCTTTAATGCTACACTTTTGACTTTTAGAAATAACGGTAAAGATGTTTATTACAATCTTCCTAATAATAAAAAGAAAATGATGACTATTCCGTTTGGAGAAGACCCTCATTTTATTGTAGGATCTTTTATGCAAAGTGATGATGGATTAGAAGTATATAAGCTTCTTAAAAACAAAATAAAATAAAACCTTATCTTTGTTTTTTATTAACCCATTAAAACTTTTTATAAAATGGTAAAATTTCTTAAAGTAACAAACGCTCCTATCACTGGTCAGTTGATTAGTCTTGATGGAGTAAAAGCAGTTGCTACGGCAACAGCTACAGCGGTAACGGTTACAATCGACTATGTTGATGGAACTACTACTACAGTAACAACAGCGGCTCAAGTGGCTCATGATGTTTATACGTCTATATTAGACAATATGGAAACAGCACTAGCTACATCTTGGCAGAACCCTTATTTTGAGGTAACTCTTCCAAAAGCTGTTACAAGTATTGTTAATGCATAGCATTATTAATTAATCAATACCTAAAGAGGCTCTAAAAAAAATAGGGCCTCTTTTTTTTTGCTATCTTTGTAAAAAGAATTGATTATGCCAATAAATGATGTAAGAAATACGGTATTAGCTATAGCGAATAAAAACAACTATGGATATATTTCTCCGCAAGATTTTAATTTGTATGCGCAACAATCTCAAATGGATATGTTTGAGGATTATTTTTACCAATACAACAGTCAACTTACTAAAGAAAATCTACGCATGTCTGGTACTGGATACGCGGATATTACAAAAGGACTGTTAGAGGTTATAGACACGTTTTATGTAAATGGGCCTTTATTAAATAGTCCTGGAATTATAGGAGCCTCAAGTATAGCGCCAAACTTATATGAACTTCCTTCTGATTATTATTTAATTAATAAGATGATGGTATACACAAAAGAATTAGCTTCAGGGGTTACTACTTCGACCAACGGTGGTTCTACAGCGGTGAACGACACTTCTGCGGACTTTATTGCAGCAGGAGTATCGGTAGGAGATATAGCATCTACTATTACAGGAGGAGTGGTTTATAATACTGTAATTTCACAGGTAGTAAATGCAACAAGTCTTTTAGTAGCTACAACTCCAGGAGTACAAGTTTGGGATACATTTCCTAAAACTTATAATATTTATTCAGCCAATAACATATTAGAAGCAGAAAGAGTAGCTCAAAGTAAAATTACTATGTTAAACAATTCTGTTTTAACAAAACCAAATATAGGGTATCCAGCATATACTCAGAACGCTCTTTTTGCAGAGATTTTTCCAATTACAATAAATAATGTAGGTCAGATTACTTCTCAGTATGTTAGGTATCCTTTACCTCCAAAATGGACTTATGTATCAATAACTTTAGGAGAGCCTATGTTTGATGCCAGTCAAGCTGATTACCAAGATTTTGAACTACCATTATCAGACGAACCTGCTTTAATAGCTAAAATATGTAAATATGTAGGTTTAGAAATTAGAGAAGCCGATGTATATGCATTTGGAACAGAGGCATTAGCAAACGAACAACAAACACAAGAATAAATGGGATATATAAATGACTACGCGTATTATGAAAATTCAGGAAATATTCCTAATGATGCTAATTGGGGTTCATATCAATATATTTCTTTGTTTGATATAGTTAACAATTTTATGTTAATGTATCAGGGAAACCATGAATTAATTAATAACATTGAAAGGTATCAAATTTTATTTCATGCTAAAAGAGGAATTCAGGAATTAAATTATGATGCAATGAAGGAAATAAAAATCCTTCAATTAGATGTCACAATGGATTTAAGATTTATACTGCCTCAAGACTATGTTAATTGGGTTAGAGTTTCTGTTCACAAAGATGGCTTGTTAATGCCTTTGACAGAAAATATTCAAACAAACTGGTCTGGAGCATATCTTCAAGATAATAATGCTAACATACTATTTGATCAAGACGGAAACGTATTAAAACCTCAACAATCAGAACTTGATTTAGAGCGTATAATGCGTGGAGGAAAAAGTATTTATTTAAATGAAGGAAATCCATATCATGGATCTGAAGGGTACTGTTGTGAGGGAAGATGGTTTTTTGATTATGCTATTGGAAGTCGTTTTGGTTTAAACACAGAAACAGCTAATTGTAATCCTACATTTACAATTGACAAACAATCGGGGGTAATTAACTTTAGTAATATTTCTAACGCAGCTTCTATTGTTTTAGAATACATTTCTGATGGAATGGAAAATGGAGTAGACGAAAATGTTCAGGTTAATAAGTTGTTTGAAGAATATATTTATGCTTACATTAAATATTCTATATTAAACGGAAGAATTGGGGTAACAGAGTATGTTGTTAATAGGGCTAGAAAAGACAAATCGTCTTTGTTAAGAAACGCTAAAATTAGATTAAGTAATATTCACCCTGGAAGACTCTTAATGAATATGAGAGGTAAGGATAAATGGTTAAAATAATATGCCAAAAACAACAACAAATTTTATATTAGGTAAAATGAATAAGTCTGTGGATGAAAGAATTCTTCCAAAAGGACAATACATTGATGCCTTGAATATTAGGCTAGGAGCTACGGAAGCTACTGAAATAGGTGCTGTTGAAAACTCTAAAGGAAACAGTCTTCTTGCCACTATAAAATATGGAGGATTAAATTTATCTTCAAACGCAAAGTGTATAGGGGCTTATGAAGATGGCATGAGAGAAACTATTTATTGGTTTATTCATGATAAAACCAATTTAATTGCTCCTGGAGGCAAGGTTAGTTTAATAGTGTCTTACAACACTGTTAACGGAACTCTTCAGTATCATGTAATTTCAACATCTGTTTTAAATTTTAATGATAAATATCTAATTACAGGAATAGATTTAGTGGATGGAGAATTATTGTTTTTTACAGATGATTTTAATCCGCCTCGCGTAATAAATGTAAAAAGAAATTACCCTGATCCTATCGCAAATGTAGATCAGTTTACTGAAGACTACATAAGCGTGGTTGTAAAGCCTCCAGGGTTTGAAGATTCTGTAGGTACTCATATACCATTACCAGTGCCAGGAGTAGAGTTAGTTACCCTTCCAGGAAATGAAAACTATATGGAAGAACGATTTATTTGTTTTGCCTATAGATATAGATATTTAGATAATCAATATAGCGCTACATCTTTATTTACAAAACCTGCGTTTGCAACAAATAATTTTAATTTTGATACCAGAAACTACAACAATACTGGAATGACAAATCGTTATAACGGAGCTGTTATAACATTTAGTACTGGTAATGAATTAGTTTCAGAAATTGATTTACTATACAAAGACACAAGCTCTAATATTATCTATGTAATTGAAAGATTTAAAAAATCAGATTTTGGATGGGCAGACAACACGAACAAAACATACTCATTTACAAATAGTAAAATATATACTACATTAGGATCTGATGAATTATTAAGACAATATGATAACGTACCTCGTTTTGCAAAAGCACAAACAATAATGGGTAATAGATTGTATTACGGTAATTTTATAGATGGATATGATTTTAAAAGAAACAGCTCTGAGGGAAGTAATATTTCTTTAGACTATTCTACTTCGTACATTTCTAAAGATCTTTCTATTCAAGCTTTACCTACTGGCGCTCCTTTTACTGGTAATACTTATACTATAAATCCATCGGTATCAACATCTGTAGAAAATTCTAAAGTAACAATTAATTTTGATGAAATAGCCGATAAATTAAAAGCAGGAGCAGTAGTTTCTTTTGATTTTAATCTTACTCATGATCAGATAAACGGTACAACAGCTACAACTTGTTACATTGCTAATAATGAATTTAAAAATGATAATTTTAATTTACAATTAAGCATTACTTTAGATCAAGACTATTCTAGTCCTTATGACTTCTTTATATCTGGTCAATTTCAAGATGCCTTTGGAACAGGAACTTTAGCTGATGGAAGATATTTGCCAATACTTGATGCTCAAGATGGAAATTCTTTAACAGACTTATTTAATAATGCTTTAGTTGCTCCTGCCGAACAATGTGTTTTTGTAAAAAGCAATAGTAGCATTAGTGATGCCACAGCGCAACAAGGTGTTGCTATTACCGCAGTTCCAGGTAGTAATAGTTTTGATTTGCAAATTCTTGCAATGAAATTTACTTCTACTGATCTTAGTCAATCCACTTCATTTTATGAATATTTTAGATTTATAAATGCTGAAACTTCTTTTTCAGCTGATGCCGATACAAGTAGTCTGCATAGTAATAGAGATTATGAGACAGGTATTGTTTATATGGATGATTACGGTAGAGCTTCTACTGTTTTAGTTTCAGAGTATAACACCATATATATTGAACCTGCTGATTCGGTTAATAAAAATAACATTCAAGTTCAAATAAATAGCACAGCGCCTTACTGGGCAACAAAATATAAATTTGTAGTAAAGCCAAGTTTAGCAAATTACGAAACTATATTTTCTAATTTCTTTTACATTAGACCTTCTGACAACATGATCTTTTTTAAATTAGAAGGGGATAATGCAAGTAAGGTTGCAAAAGGGCAAACATTAATTGTAAAAAGAGATGTTACAGGAGCATTAACAAGGTTAGAAAAGTGTGAGGTTTTAGACGTAACACCAGAAGCTGCTAATTTTTTACGTTTAGCTGGTGAAACTGATCAAGAATCAAGTCAGCTGGGTGGACTTTATATGCAAATTAAAAATCAAAATTTTAATGTTGCACTTGATGAAGACTCGGTTATTGAGTTTGGAAATATCTACGCTGCAAGTGACCTAAGAGGTTGTACTATTAAAAGACAAATAGGGTATCCTTGTTTTACTACAGAGTATGATCCTACAACAGGAGCTGTAGTTTCCACAAACAATTATACTGTTCCAGGAGGATCTGTTATAAAGATAAGGTTTAGAGCAAACAGGTCTGCGGTTAATACTTTAAATGGAGCAGAACATTTTCAGTGGATATGGGAGCAAACTTTTGTGGCTTCTCAAGATTATAGTGATTTAAGGTTTTGGTACAATGGAGATAATATAAATATTAATTTAGCTCAACCTGGGAATATAAATGGATTTGGTGCTGATGATGTTGTTGCTACTTATGACAATACTGTTTATGATCCTACTCCGCCAATCCCTGGTGTAGGCCCCTACGGTTTTGCTGCAAATGTTCCATGTGAATTTTTTAAAATCCGACTTGCCTTTTTGCAAGATGTTAATAACATAGGAGATGCAAGTTTTCCTTTATATTTTGGTATAAATAGTGGTATACCTGGAGCTTATAGAGCTTTTAATGACAGGAAATCAAGTATTGAGGCAGATATTACAGTGTTTAGATCTGATAGTTTATTAATTTTTGAATCTGAGCCATTAGATGCAGATCCAAATTTTTATTACGATGCTAGTGAAATGTTTGACATTGACTCAAGTGGAAACCATTTATCTGGAGGTTTAGTTGACGATGGAGATCAAGACCAAACAAGTACTCAAGATGCTATTGTTAATTTAGATTTTGCAGATGTATATACCTTTGGTAATGGTTTAGAGAGTTTTAAAATAAAAGATCAATTAGCTGGGAAAGGTTTTCAGTTAGGACAGAGGGTATTAGCTGTTTCTAACCAAGACTATAAAGAAGCTGATAGGTTTGAAGGGTTGACATATAGTGGAGTTTATAGTAGTAATTCTGGAACAAACAACTTAAATGAATTTAATTTAGGTCTAGTAAACTTTAAAGATTTAGAAACTTCTTATGGGCCAATTCAATTGTTACATTCTAGAAAAACAGATATACTTGTTTTGCAAGAAGATAGAATATCATACGTTTTAGCTAACAAAAATTTATTGTCTGATTCTACAGGTGGTGGCACAATAACATCAATACCTCAAGTTTTAGGAACTCAGATAGCTCGTTTAGAAGAGTATGGAATTAGTTTTAACCCAGAAAGCTTTGTTGCTTATGGGCCAAGCGTGTTTTTTACAGATGCTAAAAGAGGTGCGGTGTTAAATTTAATGGGCGAATCTCAAGGTGGAAGCGGAGATTCTCTTAGAGTTATTTCTGAAACAGGAATGAGGTCTTGGTTTAGAGAAAGGTTTTATTTAAACTTAAATACTCAAAAATTAGGAGCCTTTGATCCTTACATGAATGAATATGTATTAGCATTAAATACAATTCCACTTCCAATACCTCCAGACGTAGTTCCATGTGGAACTGAAATAACAAAAGAATCATTAGCTCCTGGTCAAGAAATTTCTACAGTTATAGGTTATGGTAACCTAATAGGAACTGCTCCTATAAATTATGAAATTTTATCTGGAGAAATTATTATATCTGTTCTTTGGAATGGTGTTCTTATTACAAGTTCAACATTAACAGGATCGGGTGTTTTTAACTGGGATAAAACTTTAAACACTCCAACCGATGCGGTAATTACTATTGAATCAGTAGGAGTTGGAAACGCAGATTTTACTATAAATTATAATTGTATTGTTGGAGTTCCAATTACTGTTGTAAAGGTTGTTCTTAATTCATCTGTAGATGCAAGTAAATTTATTCACGCAGAATATTTTTGGGAAAACTCAACAAACATAAGTCCTATTGATAGCGATTTATGTGAGTTTGGAAACTCCCCATTGGTGGCTTCTACTTTTGATGCTCAACAGGGAATTAGATCTTTAGGAGTTTTTCCTTATGATGGAGTAGACTTAACCATGAGGTCTAATAAAATAAATTTTGATAATTATGATTGGCAATTCCCAGCTGATAATTTTAAATATTTTTCAACTAGTATATTATACCCAAATACTATAGGTGGAATAAGTTCATTATTGTCAAATGCAATTACAATACCTAATTCTAGTGTAGCTAATCCATCAGCTGGATTGTATGAGGCAGAGATATCACCAATATCTTTACCATTATCAAATCAATATTTATATTTGATTTATGATTACAGAACAACATCTTGTCAAGAATTTTGTTATGATCCGTCTAATCCAATAGATGCGTGTTGTGATTGTACTTTTTCTTGCACATCGTTTGCTTGTAGTAGTCTTCAGCAAACCCCAGCGGTTATATGTAATCAACCACTATCGCAAATTTATTATCACACTGGTGCTGGAGCATTCCCAGGTATTGGTGATTTTGTTTATTCTTCATCTATATGCAATGGAAGCCTTGCTGTCCCTCTTGCGTTTGGATATTATAAATCAGAAGCTAATAAATATATCCGAGTATCAAGTAACGGAATTGTAACGGAAATAGTAAATTGTATTTAAATATAATATTATGGCAACACTAGGAACATTTTGTTTTGATGGCGTAAATTTTGCGCAAGCAACATCTTTATACACAGACTCAGCGCTAACTAATTTAGCTCCTGACGGTTATTATGCGCAAGGCGGAATATCCAGAAGGCAGTTAAATGGAATTTTATTAGCTCCAGCAGCCTGTTCTGATTGTAATCCTCCTACACCACCTACTCCAATAGCCTGTGGTACTGGAGTTGTAATACCGCAGAGCCAAAATGGATTTTTTGAATTAAATTATAATGCAGGCAGTGGAACAGGAGCTATAAGTATTTTATTTCGACCTCAAAATATTCCTGACGGAATAAGAGTTCTTTATGATGGTGTATATTACAATAGATTATCAGCTCCATTAGATGGAAACAGACAAAGTACCAGTGGTGTAGCAGATGCATTTACTGTATTAGGCAACTCTTCTAGCATACCTCCATGTGCAGCTGCTCCACAGACACATGTTCTTGATTTTTACAATGGTTTAACCCAAAACCCAGCATCATGGATACCTGGAACTCCTAGTACTAAAACAGTCACTACAAATGCTGGAGATGTGGTTTTAGGAGGCGCAGATCCTCAATATAATCTTATGATTATACCTAAAACAAGTGCTGCACCTGATAACGTAAAAATAGAAGTTATAGGCACTTGTCAGACTACTCTATTTAATTTAGAGGTATCTTGTCCTGCGGCTTTGCCTAGTTTCCAGGGTAAAGCAATTGGAAGTGGTACAGGGTGTACTTCAGCTAATGCAACTTTTTATTTTGGAAGATTTAGATTTCAAGTAAATAGCTACCCTGAATTAAACAATCCTGTTTTTAGCGATGTTAATGGAGAGTTTAGGGTTTCAGATGGAAATTATTATATGGACAACAACCAAGTAATTTCAGTTGCATCTGGAGTAGTTAGCTCTATACAAGCATGCTCGTAATAATTATTGTGAATAAAAAAAATAAATAATATGGCAGTACCAACACCAGTAGTATTAGAAGAAACATACACTTTGACTTATAATCCAGATGCAGCAGGGATGCTTTCTAAGGAGGGTGGTTGGCCGTCTTTTTATTCTTATATACCAGACTATATGATAGGAATGAATAACTATTTTTATAGCTTTAAAAAAGGTAATTTGTGGAGGCATAATACAAATGAAACTAGAAATAATTATTATGGGTTTCAATATAGTTCTACTATAACCAGTGTTTTTAATGTAGAGCCTACTTTAAGCATAAAACTTTTTAAAACAATGTCGTATGAGTCTACAACCACTGTTGCTGACACCAGTCAGGCGGCTTGGGAATGTGTTGAGCTAAACACTGACTTAACAGACGGTAGTCCAGGATCAATGCTTTCAACATACTTTGTTCAAAAAGAAGGAGAGTGGTTTAGTTTTTTAAGAAATAATGCTGGAACTTTAAACTATAAAGCTAGATCTGTTAACGGAATAGGGGAGGCTGTCAGCACATCCACTCCAACAGTTGGATTTACAACAATTAACTTTAACAATGAGGTTGGTTCAATTATTAGTATTGGAGACTCCGCCTATGCTGTAGAAATAATAGGTGGTGTTGCAACAGCTCAACCAGCCCTAATAGGAGAAGTAACAGAGGTTACTGCTACTAGCATTACAATTCAAGATGCAAACCTATTACCAGTTATTGTAGGTCAGTTTATTCTTTACAGTAAAAATTCAGTTGCAGAGTCTCATGGAGCAAGAGGTTATTTTATGCAGTTTAAATTACAAAACGACTCAACTGATCCTGTAGAGTTATTTTCTGTAGGTTCTAGTGTGATGAAAAGTAATCCATAGATTTTATCTATATTTGTTATATGCAATTAACTGTACGAAAAATAGAAGAAAAAGACTGGGAGGTATTGCCCTCGTGGTGGCAAGAGTGGCCAGAGTGGACTCAACCAGCAAGAGATGCATTACCCGAAGATGGTTTAGGTGGGTTAATAATTGAGAAAGGTGGTATACCTGTATTTGCAGGATTTATATATGAAACCAATTCTAAAGGAGTTTGGTTAGAATGGATTATATCAGACCCTCAGTATAGGTTGTCTGACAGACAAAAAGCTTTAGAGCTTTTAATTAGTAGTGCAGAAAAAGTAGCAATAGAAAAAGGATTTAAATATGTTTTATTTATAGGTAAACATAATAATCTAATTAACACTTTTGAAAAATTAGGATGGCATGTAGACCGTACACCATCATATGAATTAATGAAAAAAATACAATAATATGGCAGTAGTTACATCGGCAGTAGTAGGAGTTGCTAGCGCAGGTTTCTCAATATATCAATCTTTTGAACAAAAGGCTAAAGCTGACAAAAGAGCTAAAGAAGGCATGGAGGCATCAAACAAGTTAATAAAAGAGGCGGAAGTGTTAGCTGAGAAAAAAATGTTACAAGGACTTCAAGTTCCATTAGAGGCGTTTGATAATGAAGCTGAACAAAATTTGCAAAGCTCAAAACAAATTATAGATGTGCTTCAGGATGGAGATCCTAGATCTTTAGCTGCTGGTGCAGGATCTGTAGCGGCTCAGAATAATTTATCAACTGAACAAGCTCGTGTAGATAAAGGAAAGCTTATATATGACCTTGATGTAAAGCAAGCTGAAGAAAATCAAGATATTAATCAAGATTTAAAAGATTTTAAAGTAGGTCAGGCAGCTGATCAAAACATGATAGCTAGGGATGCAGAGGAGGCTTCTGCGCAAGCTACTAATAACATAGTACAATCAGCAGGGCAAATAATTACATCAGGAGCCGCAATGGTTCCTTTGTTTCCAGGGAAGAAAATAAATCCAAAAATAACTCAAAAATTAAACGGAGTTTCAAAGTTTGATTCAAATACTTTTAGTGGAGGAACAAAAACAGGTTTCGATGCACTTTCTGAATACGAATTAAGACAACAATATCCATTTCTTTATAACACTTCAGGGAAGAAAGACAATTATTAAATTACAACACTAATCACACAACATGGCAAGAGAAGATAAATCAACACCTAAAGGAGCAAACAAGTATTCTGTTTATGCTCAAAGAGACGTAGAAAGTACTCAAGTTAATTACGCAGATGCGGCAGCTACTTTAACTAAAAGCTTTACTGATGTTCGTGATGATAGAAAAAAAAGAAAAGAAGAGTTAGAAGATAGCTTTGACAAAACGATGTCTGTTCTTGACCAGGTTGAGGATATGCAGACACAAACTGCTGGAGAAAAAATAACACAAGCATCTCAAATGTCTGTTGATTCATTGGTAGATATGAACACGAAATTAAAAAATGGTCAGATTACCGTTAGAGATTATCAAAGATTTGAGGGTAGATTAAAAGCTGGTTATGCTAATGTAAACAAAGTTGTAAAAAACTGGGATACATGGCAGGGAGAAACCAACACAAGAATGACAGAGGGTAAAAGTGGTTATCTAGAAATTGGAAACGCTCAAGACGTTCAGCCTTTAGGTCAGTTTGCAGACCATGAATTAGTAACAAATCCAGCTACTGGTAATTTAGCTTACGCAGTGTTAACCCCAGAGGGTAATCTTCCAACAGATCCTGCTGCTTTTATACCACCATCGCAAGTGTATTCAAGCATGAAATATCGTCAAAACAAATACAATGTTACTAAAGCCGTAGAAGGAACTCTTGGGTCTGTAGCTACAATTATAACAGCAGCTCAAGCTGAATTTGATAAAGATGGTGTTGGTGGAGGTATTACAAGTTTCGAGGATTTTAGACAGCTTGGAGATATTGGCGGTAGCGGTTTAAAGTATGATGCTTGGATGGATTCTCAAATAGCAGCCATTGTTAATGACACAACTGCTGGTCAAATTTTAGTTGATCGTGCTGGTTATGGCGCAGCTCCAAATTTAGAAGAATTTAAAAAACGTTTCCCAGGATTACCTGTAGAAAAATGGATACCTTATACTACAAAAGACGGAACTATAACTCCTAATTATGCCTCTGGACAAATAGAAGAGGCTCAGAAAGTAGTTAGAGACATGATTGAGTCTGGAATTGATAGTAAGACCACTATGACAGCAGGTAGAGGGCCAACAGCAGAAACAGCTACACAAGCGGCATTAAGATTAAAAAACGAAGCAAAACTAGTAGACTTACAAATAGTTAATGACATTGCGGCTGGTGATCTTGGAGCCTATCTTTCGTCTGGATCTCAAGGGATTGTTGGGGTTAACCAAAGGCTACGGGAAGCTGGAATTAAATCAGACGATGCTTTAATTGATTCTATTACAAGACAGGGTGATGAAATTATAGTAGAATATCAAAGTACCAGAAAAGCTACTCCAATTAAAAGAAAAAACTCAGATGGCAGTTTTAGAACTACGGAAGAGATAGGGAAAGAAATATATCAATTAATTTCTGCTGACGGAAAATCTTTTGTTAATGATTTAAAAACCGCTAGAAAAGATGGGTTTAAATTTGATTTAAATGTAAGGAATAAAACCGAAGCAGAGGTTGAGTCTATGTTAGAGATAAACAAAGCGACAGAGTATTTAATAGGCAACGGGGTTACTAATCCAACACCAGCACAAATAACAGAGGCTATTGAAAATGAAGAAATTGACCAGATTACCCAAGCAGAGTTAAAAGAAGCAATGGAAAGCGGCACTATACCACAGGTATACACTGGCGAAGATGCGGTACAATACGCTTCAAGAGAAAGTTTACAAACTAGAAATATAGGTGATAACATTACAAAAAGTGTAGGAGCTAAGTTAAATGACACAACAGGTGCGGATTATATAAAACAAAAGTATAATACTGCTATGGATAAAAACCCTGATAATTTAACTACAACCACAGTTTGGGGGCCAAGTTTTGAGGGCAAAGCGGATAGAGCAAAAGCTTTACAAGGCCCTATGCAAGCAACATTAAGCGGTTATCTTCCTAGAAAATTAAAGGGAAAGGTAGACATGACTCTTAAAGATGATGGTACGATAGAGGTGAAATATGATGGAGAAACTTTAGATATACCTGGTGTTACTAACATAACTTTAGGTAAAGAAGAAACATTTGAAAAACTTGATGCTATAACAAACCAGATAGCTCAA